ATGCCCTCTTTTTCATTGATACACAGCGCAGAGCAGGGGCAGCAAGCATAGGAACGGACGGTAAAATAACAGGTGCGGTTGCATCTGTCAGCTCCGGTAGGGAATCCATATCATACGCAACAGGCGGTACAGCCTCCATATACTCAGCAGCAGCGGGTAATGTGGCGGCACAGGACAGCTACACGAGCTATGTTGCGGAAATGTACCTTGCAAATATCCCCGATGCAAACGGTGTAAATCTGCTTTATGCGGGGGTGGATGCCTAATGTTTACCGATACAATTACGCTGTTCAATCTCCATAATGGCATTTGGTTTCCTCATATCATCTATGGGGTGGATGTGGCGGGTATATCAGCGGGCAAAAATGCAACATCCTTAAATGGCACAGCAAAAACCGATAACGGCTTAGTGCTTATTCAGACAAGCAGTAGCAAGGTTATAAATGTTAGCAAGACATTAAAGCCTTATATTTCCCCTAAAGCGTATGCAGCTCTTGAAAATGGTGAAAATGCTGTTACATTCCAGCCTCAGACCGATTTTATCATGCTCGGTGTATACGAAAGTACAGAACCTATCAATGATGATGATTATGAGGCAGGCTTTTATGACGATATGAACAGCAAATATGATGATGTATATCAAATCGTTTCAGTGGTATTTTACAGCCTCATTCCACATTTTGAAATCGGGGTGAGATAAATGCCTAACTGGAAAATAGTTGATAAGCTGGCGTTTGTCAACGGTATGGTGCATGTGGAGGTCAATATTGATCTGTCAGATTTTCCCCCTCGATTTGTGAAGACGCAACAGAGGCTCGGTGAAATGGTTTTGGAAAGCTGTAAGCCATTTATGCCCAATCTCACAGGCAGTTTACAGCAACGTTCTTACGTTGATGACGGAGGGCGAAAAGTTGTGTTTCCCGGGCCTTATGGCAAATACCAATATGGCGGCAGGGTGATGGTTGACTCAGTAACGGGCAAAGGTCCCGCTTTGATACACGATAGAAACGGTGTTGAGGTGGGCTTGCGTTTCCGCAAAGGTGCAACACTTGTACCGACAGATCGCCGTTTAACCTATTCACAGCCTAATGCTCAAGCTGAATGGTTTGAGCCTGCAAAGGCTAAGGATCTCCCAACATGGGTGGCTGAATGTGACAGAATAATAAAGGGTGGTGCGTAATGGCTCAAAGACCTATTGATGTTAAAGGCTCGGAAATAATCAGTACAGCATTGCTAAAGCTGATAAACGAATTTCCCGCCATTGACGAAAAGCGAATACAATTCTCAATGCTTGATGATAAAACAGGCTTAGGCTTTTTCCCGACAGCAGGTGCAGCTATCCTGTCGAGGAAAGAGGGCATAACAGGTCATGTCAGCCTACAATGCGCATACCCCTTTAATGTCATATACAGGGCAGCACCTAAGACCGAAACACAAAAGCTATCAATTAAAGAGTTTTTGGACACTTTCGGCAAGTGGCTTGAACGGCAGCCGATAATGGTAAACGGTCAGACAGAACAGTTACACGAATACCCGGAACTCGATAACGGCAGAATGATAATAACATCAATAGCCCGAAACACGCCCGCACACTTAAATGCGGCATATCAAGATGGTGTGGAGGACTGGCTTGTTTCAATATTGCTAAGGTACAAGTATGAGTATGATACAGATTAAAAACAACTAATAACAGACAGGAGTGTTTATATTATGGCAGATAAAATTGAGCGTAAATATCTTGCGCATTATATTGATGAGTCATTTGGCGGCGCAGAAACGTGTTACACGAGACTGGGTGACGATCTGGAAGAGTATAATGAAGAACTCAATCCAGATGTTGAAGTCACTAAAAACATAAAAGGGGAGCAGTCACTTAAGCACAACGGATATGAAGTACAATCGGAAGTTGATCCTTATTATGCAACTGAGGGTAGTAAGCTTTGGGATAAGCTTGCAGAAATCGCAAATGAAAGAAAAACAGGGGCTGCTTGTAAGACCACTAAAGTGGATGTACTACTTAATGAAGACGGTACAGTAACATGGGCATTCTGTGAGGATGTTGCAGTTATTCCTAATTCTATCGGCGGTGACACATCCGGTGTGCAAATTCCCTTTACTATTTATAATCTTGGCAATCGTATAAAAGGGTCTTTTGACATTACAGCAAAAAAATTTACCCCTGATGCCAATTCAGTAACGGTTAACGCTTAGACACGGAACACGGAGGCTTTGTAATATGGATGACAAGAAAATTTCAGTAAATAACAGTGGACTTGGCATTACAGTTGACGATGGTATGGAGACTGTACCAGTCAGAAACAAAAAAGGTGATATAATCGGTACTTTTTATTTCAGACCGACAGATATTGGCATTATAGATCGATATAATGAGGTTATCGATAAAGTCGCTGACGTTTTTAAACCACTTGAAAGTATAAGTATCAAGTCAGACGGAACAGTAGATGAGAGTATGGATGATGAGTTAAGGGTAATTAAAGAAGCAGAGCAAAAGCTGTACGATCTTTGTGATTATCTTTTTGGCGGAAATTTGTCAGAAGCGTTTTTCGGCAAAATGCATCCGTTTTCACCTCTTGCAAATGGTGTTTTTTACTGCGAGAATGCGCTTGAGGGCGTGGGTAACTTCATTTCCAACCGTTTTCAGGGTAGAGTAAAAGGGCTGGAAAAAAGGCTCAACCATTATACTCACGGTTATAAGTCAAGAACAGGAAAGCACAGAAAGGCTAAAAGATAATGATATGGGAGTTACCTAAAACTATACTTTTGGGCGGCGAGGAGTGGGATATTCGTACAGATTTTCGTGATGTTCTAAAAATTGTTATCGCTTTTGGCGATCCAAACTTAGAAAATGAAGAAAAAATATATATTTGCTTGCAAATACTGTACGAGGGCTTTGACGAAATACCAGAAGAACAGTATGAGGCGGCATTTACAGCCGCCTTAAATTTTATTGACTGCGAAATGCCTGAAAATCAGAAAAACGGAAAACTCAGTCCGCGTACTATGGATTGGGAACAGGATAGCAATATATTATTTGCAGCGGTTAATAAAATCGCAGGATATGAGGTTAGATCAGTAAACTATCTGCATTGGTGGAGCTTTATAGGGTATTTTATGGAAATCCCGGCAGATGGTGTATTTGGAAATATTCTTCGTTTGCGTCAGAAAAAAGCAAAGGGTAAATTAGATAAATCCGAAAGAGAATTTTGGGCGGCTAATAGGTCCCTTTGTGAATTAAAACCTAAATTATCGGATAAGGAAAAAGCAGCAAAGGAACGACTAAAACAAATGCTCAAATAAGAAATGAGGTGATAATCAATGGCAGATAATGGATATTCTGACGGCTCAGTAGTTGTCAGCACAGACCTTGACACACAAGGTTTTGAGGCGGGCAGTGACAGGCTTAAAAATGCTATTGACTCATCTACTGATAAATTTCAAGAGTTAGGTGAAACTCTTAAAAATACTATGGATCAAGGTGTGCAGGCTGTACAAGACGGTGTGCCCATCATAGATAAGTCACTAAGGGATAGCGTTAATGCTTTCCAGACAAACTCGAAGGACATACAGAGCTGGGTTGATAAATGGGCTGACGCAGTACCTGAAAAGAAATTTGAGTCCAGTATAAGTGCTATTAATAAGATGCTTTCAGGATTAGAGGGTAAATTCGGAGAAGTATCACAAGCTTATGCAAGTGCGACTGATGGTGGAGATAAGGAAATTTCAAAATTTGAGTCTAAGGCTGCAACAGTTGAGGCTAAAATGGATCAGCTTGGATCTAAGATAGAGGAAGTCTACGGCACCGGCATCAAAACCCCCAATGGTGAAATATTCAGTGCTAAGGATAGTGACGAACTAAAGCTGATTATTTCTAAGTTTGATGGCTTGCAAAAAGAACTTGCAAGAATGCAGACCGAAATTGTCAAGGTAAAAACTGAGGCGGAGGCAGCTAAAGCAGCTGAGGTTGCGGCTGTAGAAAAAGCAAGGGCTGAAACAGAGGCAGCAAGTGAAAGCACTCGCAAACTTGCAGAGGAAAACAAGCGGGCGTGGCAGACCGTAAAGCAGGATGTCAAGAGCGCTGAGTCAGAAACAAAAGCTTTTGACAGCTCTTATAATTCTATCGGAAACAGTTTGAAATCCCTTGAAAACAAAATATTCGGCTTAGGTCCCACCGCAAAAAAGGCTATGGGCGGCAGCGAAAGTGCCGTTGATAGTTTTGAATTTAAGGTTGCAAACACGCAAAGACAAATACAATATTTGCGTGAACGCCTTGAGGCGCTAGGCAGTACCAAAGTTACATCGGAGGAATATAATACACTCAATAGTAATCTTGAGGCAGCAAGGGCAAAGCTAAATGAGCTGTTGACGGCAAAACAGAAAATGCTTTCTAACGGTACGGATAAAAGCTCAACAGAGTGGAAAGATACCGAAACAGCTATTGTAAGAGCAACAACACAGATACAGCGTTATGAACAGGAAAAGGCTCAAATGGAGGCTAACGGTACAAGCCATATAGGCGGTGCTGATATGTCCGGCTATCAGGAATTAGAGCAGATCATATCGACTTTAGAGACACGAATTGCAGAACTAGAAGCACAAGTAAATAAAGCTAATGGCAGAACCAATATACTTAAAACTACTTTAAAAGGTATGGGCAAAATTGGTGTATCTGCTTTTCAGCTTGTGGGTAAAGGTATTAAAACAGCTGTAAGTAAAATGATGTCGTTCAGGAAACAGTCAGGCGGGGCTGTTAATGGTGTCAAAAAACTCACAAAGGCATTCACGTCTTTGGGTACAAGGCTCAAATCATTAATCAAAGAGCGTTTTATATCTGTCATTGCATCTAGTGTAACTGAGGGAATAAAAAATCTATCACAAGTATCACCGGAGGTCAACGCAGCTATGTCATCTATGATGACAGCTCTATCACAGTTAAAAAACAGCTTTGCAGCAGCCTTTGCACCTATTCTTACGGCTGTTACACCTATTCTGACAACCCTTATCAATCTGTTATCAGATGCATTCACAAAGCTTGGTATGTTTATATCAGCTCTGACGGGTGCAACATCATTCAAGAAAGCGGTAACAGTTCAGAAAGACTATGCGGCATCACTAAATGATACCTCTAAGGCGGCAGACAAAGCTAATAAATCTGTTGCGGGCTTTGATGATCTTAATAATACATCATCATCTGACAGTTCCAGTGATAACGCTACAAATCCCGCAGATATGTTTGAGAACGTACCTATTGAGAGTAAGATTGTTGACTTTGCTAAAAGGTTAAAGGACGCTTTCTTAGGCGGTGATTATGAGGGCTTAGGCTCTATGATAGCTGATAAGGTCAACGGCATTTTCCAAAAGATCAATAATGCTATCAGATGGGACAATGTAGGACCTAAGATAACAGCGTTTGTTGACGGACTTACACGCACGTTCAATGCTCTTGTTGATAATATCAACTGGACGCTAATAGGAGATACGATTGCAAAGGGTATTAACACTCTTATTAATACAATTCATTTGCTTGTAACAGGAATAGATTGGGCAAATTTAGGCAAATCGTTAATGAACGGCTTAAACGGTATTATTCACGGTATAGACTGGGGTAGATTAGGAACAACAATCGGTTCGTTGTTTCAATCGGCTATAAGTTTTTTACACTCAGTAGTACATAATTTTGATTTTATGGGATTAGCTACGGGTTTGGGTACGTCAATAAATAATGCATTTGCGGCTATTGACTGGGCAATGTTAGGTGATACACTATCAACGGGAGTAAAAAATGTATTTGCGTCTAGACGCCAGTTTATAAAAACCATTGATTTTAATGCAATAGGATCAGATGTAGCAACAGCACTTAATAACATAGACTGGCCGGGCATTATTGCTGAACTGATAGGTTGTATAAGCGAAGTACTTACCGGCGCACTTGATTTGCTTATAGGTTTCGCACAAAAACTTGATTGGGCTAAGCTTGGTACAGATTTATGGAACTGCATTGTTAAGGTTTTAACCGAAATTGACTGGGGTGGCATTCTTGCAAAAGTATTTGAACTGTTGGGTACGGCAGTTGGTGGAATAGCTACACTTGCTATATCACTTATACAATCCATCTGGGATGCTTTAAAAGAAGCTTGGTATGCTTTGGGAGACTACTTTGTAGAAGAGGTTGATGCCGCAGGAGGTAATCTCTGGGAGGGATTTGCTAATGGTATAATCAAAGGACTTGTTAACATAGGAATTTGGATAAAAGAACACATTTTTGATCCGTTTATTAATGGCTTTAAGTCCGTATTTGGTATACACTCTCCATCTACCGTAATGGAAGACATGGGTGGGTTCCTTATTCAAGGACTGAAAAACGGCATATCTAATATGTGGACAGGTATCAAAACATTTTTCTCTGATGCTTGGCAGGGCATAAAAACAACTTGCACGAAAGCGTGGGATAAAATCAAAACATCCTGTACGGAAGCGTGGGATAAGGTTACAGGTAAGATAAGTGATGCTTGTGGTACAATAAAATCTAAGGTGTCTGAGGGATTTAGTAATGCTGTATCAACTATATCAAGTAAGGTAAGTAGCATTAAAAGCAAAATATCTGAGGGATTCAGCAATGCTGTATCAACAGTGTCAAGTAAAATCAGCAATATAAAAAGCAAGGTTTCAGAGGGCTTTAGCAGTATGGTTTCAACCGTGTCAGGTAAAGTCAGCGATATTGCCGGTGCGGTAAGTGATAAATTTTCAGATATGTGTTCGGATGCGTGGACTTGGGGTTCTGATATTTGTTCAAATATTTCAAATGGTATAAATTCATGTGCGGATTGGGTTCGTGATTCTGTATCATCTGTTGCAAGTACAATAAAGGACTTTCTTGGATTTTCAGAACCTGATAAAGGGCCATTAAGCAATTTCCATACATATATGCCGGACATGCTACAGCTTATGGCTGACGGTATCAACAAAAACAAGGGTATTGCTATTCACGCTGTATCAGACCTTGCAAGTGCTATTTCTGATGAAGCACAGGATACTAGCGTGCTTATGCCTATATGTGCAGAAACACAATATACTCGTTTTTTAAATAATTTTTCTAATAGCATAACAGATGCTTTTACAAATCTCATATCAAGGCTTGAAATTATTGCTAGTAACGTGTCATTTACGACTCCGGCAGTAGCGGCAGGAACAGTAACGCCATATAGCGTTAATTATATAGCAGCTCATAAAAATAGAGATAACACAACGCTGATTGATACTGAAAGTATATTAAGTCGCATAGACACGATAAGCCGCAAGTTGGATGATGTTGTGGACGCTATTGAAAATAAGGAAACTGGAATTACAGACGAGGCGGTATATACCAGTGTAAAACGTAGTGCACGGCGAGAAACAAAATCAACGGGTAAAAATCCCTTTTCGGTATAAAGGAGGTACACAATGAATAACTTTGACGGGTTTTTAGTAAAAACAAAAAACGGAGTAGTTCTTGATTCGTATCTTGCCGAAGAGGGGTTTAAATGTACCCCCGATCAACGACAAGATAAAGACTCTTACCGAGACGGCTATGGTGAATTACACAGACAAGTACTACAAGATGTTTCCACTACACTTGAGTTAACAACTGTAGATGGACTAAGTCTTGACGAGGTAAAGGCTTTTAGTGATGCTATCAATTCCGGATGCATTAATACGGCAGAACGAAAAGTCATTTTAACATATTGGAATAGTGAGTTATTCGATTATTGTACAGATACGTTTTATATGCCTGATATTACATTTAGTATAGAAAGAATTGATAATGGAGTTCTGATTTATAAAGGAACGACTTTTAAATTTATTGGCTATGGTGAGTGCAGATGATTAATTTAACAAATGGTGAAAAGAGACTGCTGTTGACAAACGGCATTTCAAAAAACTGGATAATTGAAGTATATGATAATGAAAACCCTATAATCACTATACCAACATCAAAAATGGTTGATAACAGTCTTAGTATTAAAGAAGTGCTTTGTTCTTCACAATCGCTGGAATATGGTGCTTGTGAAGCATCTGTATTTAGTATTAAACTTGCGGATATTGATGCATCAACTCTTAAGGATAAGAAACTCGTTATTAAATTGTTAGTAGAAAATGAAACGACTCATATAGAATTACCTATGGGCGTATTTTATGTTGATGAAGTGCCCCATGAAAACAATACATGGTTCTATACGATTACAGCATATGATGCAATGACTTTGTTTGATGTAAATGTATATCAATGGTACAAAATGCTTGAGTTTCCTATGACCTTAAAACAGTTCCGTGACTCTTTATGTAACTATATAGGCGTGTCACAAGCTGTAGGACAGGAGTTACCCCTCGACGATATGATATTATCCAATACAACAACAGATGTTAATATGACCGGAAGAGATGTTTTAAAAGCCATTTGTAATTTAAATTGTTGTTTTGGGCACATTAATAGGCTAGGAGAACTTGTATATATTACACTTAACAATGATTCAGCAATCACGCTAAGTAGCGGTGGTGAAAATCACTATAGAAGCGGTGCTACACACGAGAACTGGAGTGTTCCAAAATATGATTCGGTTACAGCATTCTCACTTAAAGATCAAGGAATTACATATCCAACAATAGGAGGATTCAACACTTTTATCATAAGTGATAATATTCTCACTTATGATTTTACCGATCAACAGCTTACAAAGGTAGCGTTAAATGCGTATAACATGATAAAAAATATAAGTTATACTGCACACAATACTCAGATACAAGGGCGCCCTTGGCTTGAAGTAGGGGATAGGATAACACTTGATTCTGATGGTGAATCAATCGGTACATATATTTTTGAGCGTACTCTTACCGGATTTCAAGCGCTTACTGATAAAATATCAGCTAAAGCTACGGATAAGCGTTCAGAAAACACAAGCAGTACACAACAACAGATTGAGCGTTTAAAACGTGATGCAAACGAAATTAAAGCAGATTATTTGAGAGCTGATGCGGCAGAAATAAAATTTGCTTCAATTGAAAGCCTCAATGCCACTAATGCTACTATTGATACCTTACAGGCGGATATGTTGAACGTCACAGGAACTATTACTGCAGAAATGGCTAATATAACCGGTGCGTTAAACGCCACAAATGCAAATGTTGACATTCTTTCCGCTGATACCGCAAATATAAAAAATATTCTTGCGGGGCACGTTGGCACAGGAGATTTGCAGACCATAAATCTGACGGCTGAAAACTCCACAGTATCGGAGCAGTTCGCAAAGGAAATACTTGCGGCGAAGATCAGCGTAGGAGACCTGCTTGCGGGAACGATCAGCACCAATAAGTTCACCATAGTATCAGACAGCGGAAATATGAAGATCGCTGATAATACTATTCTTATCAAGGACGGCAAAACCGCACGGGTTCAGATAGGCAAGGACGGTAACGGAGACTATTCAATGTACGTCTGGGACAAGTCAGGAAATCTGATGTTTGACGCTCTGGACGGACTGCACGAAAGCGGTATCAAGTCGGGAATAATCCGTAATGAAATGGTAGCCGACGACGCCCATATCTCAGGCGGCAAGATAGATATGGAAAGCCTGTTCTCGGCAATGAACGGGTCGGAGTACACTCTTACATCGTCGAAAGTGCTTTATGACGATAAGGGGCAGACCTTACAGGTCGCATTTAACAACCTCAGTACAACCGTTATGGGTGTTGCAAATAATGCAAATACCACCGCAGACAACGCGCTGAACAAAGCCCAGTCAGTAGTTGACAGGGCAAATAGCGGCGAGTTTAAAGGCGATAAGGGCGATAAAGGCGACAAGGGAAGTTCGGGCGTTGGAGTTACCGACGTTAAAGTTATGTATTATGTGTCAACGTCCTCAACAGCATTGTCGGGCAGCACATGGCAGACTGCTTCACCGTCGTGGATAGACGGACGTTATGTCTGGACTAAGACCGTTACATCTTACAGCGATAATACTACCTCAGAGACCTCTCCCGTCTGCATTACAGGCAGCAAGGGAGCAACAGGATCAGTTGGAGCGACAGGCAGAGGCGTTAAGCAAATTCAGGAGCAATATTATCTCAGCACATCTAACACGGCGCAGTCGGGCGGATCGTGGGTCACGGATTGTCCTGCATGGGCAAGCGGAAAATACATCTGGACACGTTCTGCGGTAACATGGTCAGACAATACGGTAACGTATACCACGCCAACGATCGCAGGGGCAATAAACTCAGCGAACAGTAATGCCAATGCGGCTGTCAGTACTGCAAATGCGGCAAAATCCGAAGTCGCAAACCTTAAAACTACGGTAACGTCACAAGGAACACAGCTTAATGTTATTCAGGGGCAGATAAGCTCCAAGGTGTGGCAGTCGGATATTACGAATGCCGTTGAAGATATTAACAGCGATATAACAAATTTAAGCAATAAGACCACAACTCTGACAAACCAGTATACCACGCTGGAGCAAAATTTAAGTTCCATAACCGCAACGGTAGCGAAGCACACAACAGATATATCCAAAAAGGCAGACAATTCTACCGTATCGGCATTAAGCAGCAATGTAACACAGTTGACTGCTGATCTGTCGGGATTTAAGACTACCGTCAGCAACACCTATACCACCAAGACGGAATTTAACGGGTTAAAAGTAGGCGGGCGAAATTTGTTCAGAGACAGCGGACGTTGGTCTGATTTTAAACCCGGATATTGGCGCAGTAATGGAGGCGGCATTGAGTTAGACCCGAATGTTCTATACGAAGGTTATAGTACTTTAAAAACGACCGTTGGAAAGGGAATTGTCGGATATCCGCACACTAACAACACTACATCAGCCACCACATGGTATAAGTTAGAAATTGGTGAAACATACACATATTCGGCGGTTATAAAATCAGACACAACATATAATGGTTTACCACTTACACCGCTTCATTATCATTGTCGAAATGAAGATGCTATTAATATCGGAGTAACGACCATTTCATATGATCAAAAAACTCTAGCCAACGAGTGGAAACTTCTTTGGCTTACATTTAAACCAAAAGGCAAATATTTTAGACCGTTTATTTATATCGGAACGGAATCAACGGCAATATTTCATATCGCATACATCAAGCTGGAAAAAGGTGATAAGCCCACCGACTGGACGCCTGCACCCGAAGATGTAGACAGTTCCATAGCGGCGGTAGACGGGAAATTCGCAAACTATTCCACAACAGTTCAGATGAACGCCGCGATCAAACAAACGGCGGACAGTATAACAAGCACCGTTTCAAAGACCTATGCTACACAGACTACGGTTAACGGGATAGAAAGCCATATAAGCACTATGCAGAGCAGTATTTCGCAGAATGCTGCAAATATTAGTCTTAAGGTAAGCAAATCTAATTTAGTATCGGAAATCAACCAAAGCGCAGGTACAATTACGCTTAATTCAAACAGACTGGTTATTGATTCGGATAATTTCAAGCTGACTGCAAATGGTAAAATAACAGCCACAAGTGCGACATTAAAAAGTGCAACAATAACAGGCAGTCTTACTACGTCTGTGAC